GGTTTATCGTCCACCTTTAAATCAGCCACAACTCCGGCAACAAATCCTTTCTTAGCAGGTGTGGGAGCATATACTGCCTTGCAGGGCATTAAGCCAACTGGCAGTAAATAGGAGAGCTTAGATGGCTCAAAATCAAACATTACCTTTAAGTTCTGGTTTAGGGGCAATTAAAGCACCATCTCTACAAGGTGACGCAAACGAAGCAGCGTTTCGTAAGGATGCGGCAAGCGGTGGTATGCTGGGTAAATTATTAAGCATGTACCCTACTCAGACTGAAGCAATTAATGCAAGAAAGTCTGCTCAAGAGGGGATTCTTCAAGCAATAAAAAATCTTACAAGTGGGACTGGCTCAATAAACCCTAATTTAGCTGGAGCTGCTATGGATGGAACAGGCATTAGCGGCATGCCAGACCCAAGTCCTTTTGATATATTTGATCCAGATCCTTCTGGAAAAATGCCTCTTACTGGTGATGGCGATCTTGGTGGAAGTAATGAAGACCAACCTCTTGTGTTTTCTGGAGATCCAAACCTAAATGTTGACATTGGAGCCGCTGGCCTTGGTGTTGAGCCTCCTGCTGACAGTGGAGGATCTACTCCGTCCACGGCAACCACTGGCGGCGCTGGTAGCGGCGAAGAGGCCGGTGGGCTTGGTGAGACTAATGCAAATCAAGCTCTTGTGTTTAGTGGCTCATCTCAAGACGCTGGAGATAAAAAAGAATATAAGAGTCCTTACGAAGAAGCCATTGCACAAGCTATGAAATCTTACGAAGATACAAAATCTGGTAAAGATACTGGTGTTAAAGGAATTGAATATTATAAAGACGAATTTTCTAAAGCTACAGGCATTGATATTTCAGGAGAAGCTGATAATCGTGCAGCTTTGATGGCTTTTGGATTAGCCCTTATGCAGAACAAAGCTGGCAGAGGGTTTGATGTTGGTAATATTTTAAGTGCAGTTGGAGCGGCTGGTGAGAAAGCCTTGCCTGTTATGGAAAAAGCAAGACAAGAACGCCGTGCAGGACAAATTGCTGCGGGAAAATATGCTCTTGAACAAAGAGCTAAAGATAAAGCTACAGTATTAGCAACTGAACAAGCGGCTTTGACTAGGTTGCAAGATTTGCAAAAAGCAGAAATGGATAGACGCGCCAAAGAGAGATTAGAATTAATTAAAGGTATGCAGACCAGAAAAACTGAGAGGCTTAAAACTGAACTTAAAATGCTTGAAGATGGAGAAGGCGGTAATCTTGAATTTGATAAGACATACAATCTTCCATTTGCGACTGGGCAAGGAGCAAAGGATGCCTTTGATATTATTATGGCTTACGATAAGAAAAGTCCCAATAAGCCTGTGATCATTGGCGCAGAGCCTATGGTAAGAAAATATATAGATGGAAGGGCTGGTGTTCAGGACGCTAAAGAGCTTTTAGATGTTATGGAAAGTGCTGCCAGAGATATTGCTCAAGGAGGAGGTACAGCTAAATTAGCATTTGATAGACTTGCCTCTGTTAGCAAAGCCTTGTTCCCAGATCAAAATGTAGGAAAGCCAACAAGTGAAAAAGAATATGTTCAAGCTGTTAATGCTCTCATGGGAAGATTTAAAAGGTTCATGACTCAAGAAACAGGTAATGGCATTTCAAATGTGGATGTTAGCATATGGACAGAAGAAATTATGAAAAAGCCAACGTGGTTTACTAACCTTGATGAAACATTAAATGCCGTTAATCTTTTAAGAGACTTATTTGATCAAAAGTTGAATGAATTTGATCAAGGTTTAGATCATCTTTATGATGCACAAAATCACGTCGATGCTAAAGATCTTGTAGCTATTGAAGATAAATATGGAACACTTGATCAAATTAAAGGCGTTGAAGGAAAATTAATTTTTAAAGACGGAAAAATAATTAGGGGATAATATGCCTACAATTGACGTAGAAATTTTGCCCGGACAATTTGTTCCTTTTGAAATTAGGGGAGAGAAACCTAATTATATTGAAATGCAACAAATAAATAAACTTGCAAAACAAGCTGAAAGATCTTCTTTACAACAAAATCAAGCCGCTCAAGCTACTCAACAAGAACAATTGTTCGACACAAAAACAGGCGTAAAAAGCGGATCTCTTCGTGCTGTTCTTTCTATGGCTGAAACTGCTGAAGAAGAAGATGCTAAGTTAACAGAATTGTTCGGCATGTCTAAGGACACCGACTTTTTGCGCGATAATCGTGGGAGACTAGCTCTTACTCCTGAAGGTGGTAAAAAGGTTGGAGTTGACCTAGCGCAAAACACACTTATTGATGAAGAAGGTCTTTCTCGTTACGACTTTGCTGATTTAGCAAGCATGGGCGCTGATATTGCTGGCGGTATTTACGGAACGGTAAAAGGCGCAGCGTTAGGCAGTGCAATGGGGCCAGTCGGTACTTTTCTTGGAGGCGCATTAGGCGCGGGTACGGGTACAGCAGCTTCAGGAGCCATTGAAGAGGCCATTGAAGGAATGCTTGGTGTTTCTAGGCAAAGTGCTGGTGAAATAACAAAAGATCTTGCTTTGGATTTTGGGATTGGCGCTGCTGGTGAAGTCGTTATTGGTGGCGCAATAAAGATTGCTGCTCCATTTGTGCGTGGGTTAAGAGGTAAAAGGCTTGAGGGAGAAGAGCTTCAAACAGTCGGCATGGGTCTTGCTGATGAAAAAGCGTCTAAAAGAATACTTTTAGCTCAAGCAAAAGAAATTTCTGAAAAAACAGGCCGTCCCGTTGATGAGGTAATGACCGAAATTTCTGGGCCAACAGGCATGGGGTTTGGCGAAACTCGTGTTGGATTTGGAGGTTTAGCACCAACTCTTGATACTGCCGGGGGAACAGCAATTGGTGCCAGAGCGCAAAGAATTGGTGAAAAAATCAGAGGCACAAGTCAACGGTTAATTAACAATTATAAAACTTTAAATGACACTTTTAATACTTACAAATCCCAACTTGGATTGTCTGCTGATGCACCTATATCCCAGACCATTGCAGATGAAGCTGGTGAGGTATTAAAAGCTGGAATACAAGGCAAAAATCAAGCTTTAAGAGTTGCAGAAGAAGAAGCCAGAATGGGAGTTTTAAATCAATTTGATGAACTCACTAAAGAGCTTGGCGCAGCAGCAAAATCAGATGACAGTATAAATAATTTTGTATTTCAGTCCTTGGCTAAATCACTTAACCAATTTGATCAGTTAGCAACATCTAAGTATGCGGCTATTGATAAGGTCATGAAAGACACGGTTGGTGATGCGGAAATATTTCTTACAAGTGACTTAAAGGAAACAGCAAAAAAACTTAAAAGACGTTACACACCATCTATCAGAGCCAGCACTGGAATTCCTGACAAGCTGGCAGATGAAGATTTAGTAGCGAATGCAATTATACAAGGTTTTGAGGGCCTCGGAGACAAGGCTTCCTTTGCTCAACTTTATCTTCTTCGTAAAAAGCTATGGGATACAAACTTCGCTTTCAAAGGCATGAATGGCACGGATAAACTTGATGATGCAATCCGTCAAATAGACGGCATGATGACAGAACAGGCTGTTAAAAACGTGGCCATATCTCCTGCCGCTTCTTCACTTAGCGCCGATAGTGTTCAATTATTAAACAATGCTGCCGAACAGCTTGCTCCTGCTCGTAAGTTCTATTTGGACGGCATGACCAAAATTGACAACATGACCAGAGCAACAGGCTTGAAAGAACTAAGAGACAATGTTGTTAGGAGCAGAAATTCTGGCACTCCTATAGAAGATTTAATGCCGAATGTTACTCTTATGTCTAAAATAATTAAAAATGGGGATGCTCAGTCTGTAACTAAAACCTTAGATGTTATTAGAGCAAACGCACCTAAAGGGCAAAAAGACAAGCTTACGAATGAATTTAGAGAACGCCTTGCAACTGAGTGGTTAACAAATGCTGCAAAGAAAACAAGCTTTAAGGCTGATGATGCTTATGCTTTTAAGGGATCTAATTTTTCTCAACAGATTGACGATTTAGGCGCGACTGGTGATGTTCTTTTTGGAAAAGAACGGTATGCAAAGATTAAAAATCTTGCAGATCAAATACGTCAAACAACTATTCCCGGGAGAACAAGTAAGGTAGATGTGGAAAACGCATTAATGATGGCAAGATCTACAGGTGCTAAACAACCATTTGTAAATGCTTTGCAAAACGTAGCGAAAGCTCAAAAAGAAGCTTACGATTTTCAAAATAATAGCATCCGAAAGAAAATATTGGCTAATGAAGATATAGACGCTGGAGTGGCAGCTTCTTATATCTCAGGCCCAGCTAAAACTAATGAAGTAAAATCAATAATGAACTCACTTGATGATGCTGGCAGGGAAAAAGTGCAACAATTTTTCTTATCTCAGTTAACTCAAGATTTTGGAGTTAGCGCACTTGTCGATGGAAAGGCTTTACAGGGTATGTCTAAGGCTTTCTCTGCGGCAGCAGAAAAAGGCAAGTTAAGAGCCGTGTTTGGCAAAGAAACTGGGATTGATATGGAAAAGTTTGCTAAAATTCTAGCGACAAATGCAAAAACTGCTCAAGGCGGTGATCTTATTGCGGCTAATATCGCTGCAAGTCCTTTAGCTAATCTGGGTTCAATTATCAGAGCTACTTTAGTTACAAGGATTTTAGACTCTGCACCAATATATCGTAGAGTCGTTAGAGACTATGAGCGTATGTCAAAAGGTCTTAGCCCTAAATCAAAGTCAGAGCTTCTAGGGCAATTAATTGGAGCTGCTGTTGCTCAAACTCCGGGTCAAGCTTTGCAAGAAGGCGTTAACGAAGCCTCTAAACAAATTCGTGCCATAGCTGATAACTCAGGATTAACCGAACAATTGTCCGCAATCCGAAGTAAGATGACTCCACCAAACACAGCATCTAGTCTTGGAGGCATAAACGTAACACAACCAACAGCCCCAGCAGGAACCAGTACAATTCGACAACAGGCAGCAGCGAACCCCGGTGTGGCTCAAACCTTGGGCATCAGAGGTCCAACGGCAGGTCTGTTAGGAACAGGGAACCCGTAAAATGAACAAAGATGTATTACGCGAAGAAATAGCCGCTGACGAGGGCTGTAAGTATGAGGTGTATTTAGACCACCTTGGCTTACCCACTTGCGGCATAGGACATTTGATAACTGAAAATGACGAAGAACACGGCAAACCCGTGGGTACGGTGGTTGAACAAGAGCGTGTTAAGAAATTGTTCGCATTGGATATGTCCGTAACCATTGACGAGTGCAAAGTATTGTACCCTGACTTTGACGATCTACCTGAAGAATGCCAGCATATTATCGCCAATATGATGTTTAATATGGGCAGGCCGCGTCTTTCCAAATTCAAGGGTATGAAGGCTGGTGTGGACGCTAGAGACTGGGACAAGGCCGCAGATGAAATGGTTGACTCGCGTTGGTATACGCAAGTCCCAAACCGGGCTAGGCGTTTGGTGGATCGCATGAGGGCGTTGGCTGATTAATCGTTTTGCCGTTTGATATTTGTAATCCACACACGTTGCAAATTGTTATATCTTTACTATAGTCCACCGCGCTTTTGCACTTAGGGCATAAACCTGCCTCTATGAGCCTTTGCATTTCGCCTTTTTCCCTCATGCGGCTGAACCAATACCAGAATTAACTTCATTGCCATAACGCTCCTGATAAGAGTCAGAAACAAGTTTTGTAATTTGTTGTGATATTTTGCGGTGATCGTCTGTAGCCAGTTTTGCAAGCTTCTTATGTGTAGCAAGATCTACAGCAACTGACTTGTATTGTTTTGTATCAGTCATTATAATACTCCCATAAATTAACAACTATAGACATATATTAGCATGTACAACTACAAACGCAAGACAAACAAATACGGTGCCAGAAAAACGACTTTCATGGGGATCAAGTTTGATTCCAAGTGGGAAGCAGAGCGTTGGGGCGAACTTACAGCTATGGAAAAAGCTGGTTACATAACAGACCTGCAAAGACAAATCTCATATGAGATTGTGGTCAACGATCAAAAGATTTGTAAATATGTGGCTGACTTTCGATATAATAAAGTAGATGAGTACGGTAGTCTTGAGGAAGTTGTAGAAGATGCCAAAGGCGTGGAAACTGCTGAATTTAAACTCAAAAAGAAACTCATGAAAGCTGTTTATGGAGTTGAGATTTACCTTTCTAAAAAAAATAATAACAATTTTCTCAAATTGCCCTTGACTTGAAAAGATTGCATGCTTATCTTCCAGTCATGTTTAGCGACATGAGGCAAAGGAGAAAAGCAATGAACGCTATTACTTTGAATAATGATCTGACTGCTTTGTTTAACAAGCGCGAAGATCTTAAATCTAAAATTGATGATCTGCAAAAAGAATTGAAGATCGTTAATAACTCCCTCAAAGATCAGTTTGAAGAGACTGCCAAGATGCAGCTTGCTCAAGACGGCAAGGATTTTGGTCAGACTACAATGAACAATGGTGACTTCAAAGTTACCGTTGATTTTCGTAAGAAGGTCTTATGGGATGAGACTATTCTGTTGCGTGTTCTTAATTCTTTGGATGAGGATACAGCAAGGCATCTGGCTACGGTCAAATACACTGTAGCTGAAGCAAAGTTTCAGAATGCCACACCAGATCTTAAAGCAGCACTTTCTGAGGCTCGTACTGTTGAGTTGCAGGGTGTGTCTGTTGATCTAAAAAGAAGGGAGGAGGGTTAATGCTAAAAATAATTAGCGCAGAAGAGCGGTTGGCTGAAAAACGCGGACATAAGATCGTGATTGGCGGACCGTCAGGTGTGGGGAAGACATCACTGGTGCGTACCTTGGACATGGACAAAACATTGTTCATGGACTTGGAAGCTGGTGATGCCGCTATCGAAGGGTGTAAAGTTGACGTTATCAGGCCGCGTACATGGCCTGAGTGCCGAGACTTTGCATGCTTCCTTGGTGGGGGCAACCCTGCATTAAATGAGGACTCACCATACTCAATGGCACACTATGAGTATGTGTGTCAGACCTATGGTGATCCAGAAAAGCTGTTGAGCAAATACGATACAATCTTCATTGATAGTATTACTGTGGCTGGTCGGCTTTGCTTTTCGTATAATCAAAATCAACCAGAAGCCAGATCAGATCGGACAGGCAAGCTAGACACTCGTGCAGTGTATGGGGCGCAGGGTCGTGAGATGATGCAATGGTTAACACACCTTCAACATATTCGTGAGAAGAACGTAATTTTTGTCGGCATTCTTGATGAGAAGACTGACGATTATGGACGCATCACTTACGACTTGCAGATTGAAGGTGCAAAGACTGGGCGTGAGTTGCCGGGTATCGTTGATGAACTAATCACGATGACAACGCTGACTGCTGACGATGGCACTAAATTTAGAGCCTTTGTTTGTGATACGCTTAACCAGTGGGGCTATCCTGCTAAAGATAGAAGCGGCAGACTTGACGCTGTTGAAGAGCCGCATCTTAATAAGTTGCTTGAGAAAATGTCTGGTCCAAGGCCAGAAGCAATGAACTTTGTAAATCCAAAAACGGTCAATAACACAGAAGAGGAAAACGTAGATGCTTGACCTAAACAACGTACCGCCAATGGAAGGCGTAAGTGGAGACTTTGAACTCATCCCTGATGGCACTGTTGTTAGTGCTATCGTCAAACTTGAAGGTGGTGACACTGAGATACCAGAGTATGGTGCTGGTAAATACTTTAAGCAGTCTCAAACCACTAGCGCAAAATGGTTGCCGATTGAATTGACCATTATGGGTGGCAACTTTGACAAGCGTAAAGTCTGGCAAAATATTTTTGTTGATGGCGATGCTAGGGACGAGAATGGCATGTCCAAAGCTAGAAAGATTGGCTTGAATACAATTAAGCAAATGGTTGATAGTGGGTTTGGTATCTCTCCAAAAGACGAGAGCGATGACGCTAGAGCAAAACGTGCGTCTATTCAAGGCATCCATATGATCAACGGTATGACTGTCTGCTGCACTTTAGGAATTGAAAAAGGCAGTAATGGTTATGCTGATCGTAACAAGATTAAGACAGTCTTGACACCAGACTCGCCTAATTATATTCAGAGTGGAGGACAAGCTGCACCTGTCACGCAAGCGCCTGTAGCGCAAGCACCAGTTGCACAAGCACCAGTGGCTCAACCGCAACAAACTGTACAAGCGGGGGTAGCACCATCATGGGCGCGTTAGAGAGACTCTGGGCATTTATTAGCGGCAAACCTTTGCAGGTCGCTAAATCCAGTAAGGGGGGCGCTGGAGCCGTAAAGCCCCCCATCATCGACACTAAGTTTGAAGATGGCATTCCGCCATATATGACTTTTCCTATTGATGACGTTCCTAAATTCGCACAAAAAACACTCAAGATGATTTCTCGTAAGAAAGGAGCAACAGTTGATGAAATTCATGCGGTCATTGGGAATAAGAGGGCATCTGTTTATAATCATATCTACCTGATCAAAAAGGTTGGCTATGAGATTGTGAAAACCTACGATAAAAAGTTAGGCAATCACAGGTATAGACTAGGCTAGTACAATGATCCTCCGTGAGTATCAGGAAGTCGCTGTAAACGATGCTTCTGATGCACTGGATAAGCACGGTAACACTTTAGTCGTTGCACCAACCGGGGCTGGAAAGACAATCATGCTTTCTGCCTTGGTTGGCAAACGTCACAAGGGTTCACAAAATGTGCTTGTGCTACAGCATCGAGATGAACTCGTTTCACAGAACTCCAGTAAATTTCACCTTGTAAACCCATCTTTGAGGACCAGTGAAGTAAACGCTGCACAAAAGGATTGGTCAGGTGACGCTGTATTTGCAATGGTGCAAACGCTTTGCCGCGAGAAAAATTTGGACAATATGCCCAAAGTTGATCTTATCGTGGTTGACGAAGCGCATCACACCATTGCGGATACATATCAACGCATCATTAACGCCGCAAAGAAGGCCAATGAGGGGGTTCAAATCGTTGGCTTTACCGCTACCCCTAACCGTGGCGATAAGAAGGGCTTACGGGACGTATTCACGAACTGTAGTCATCAAATAGAAATTTCCACGTTAATTCGTGAAGGGTTCCTCGTACCGCCGAAAACATATGTGATTGATGTTGGTGTGCGGAGTGAGTTGAATCAAGTACGCAAAACCATATCCGATTTTGATATGGCGCAAGTTGAACGCATTATGAACCGCCGCGCAATTAATAAGCGTGTGGTCGAGGAGTGGGATGACAAAGCTGGTGATCGCCAGACGATTGTATTCTGCTCGACTGTGCAGCATGCCGAGGATCTATGCGAAGAGTTTGTAGCCTACGGTATTGATGCTGCAACGGTCACAGGCGAAACACCAAAACATGAACGCGAACAAATCTTACATGGTCTAAGCACTGGACATATTCAGGTTGTTGTTAACGTGGCTGTGTTGACTGAGGGCTTTGATGCTCCACCTGTGTCTTGCATCGTATTGACTAGACCTTGTAGTTACAAAGCAACGATGGTGCAAATGATTGGTCGTGGTCTGCGTACAGTCAATCAAGAAGAATACCCGGGCGTAGTTAAATCTGATTGCGTTGTGATGGACTTTGGCACATCTGTACTAACGCATGGATCACTTGACGATGCTGTTAATTTGGATGGCAGTCAAAATGATGATGCCCAAGGCGATGCACCAGTAAAAATATGTTCTAACTGCGATGCTGAGATACCGTTGAATGTACGCGAGTGTCCTATATGCGGCCATGAAATAGAGCGTCCAGAACCAGAAATTTTAGAAGATTTTGTTCTAACCGAAGTGGATCTGATGGAAAGATCTCCGTTTCGATGGATAGATTTGTTTGGGAATGGAGCCTGCATGTCTGCGTCTGGCTTTAATTGTTTCGCAATGATTGCTGACGTAGATGGTCTTTGCATTGCGATTGTGAAGAAAAAAGAGGGCAAGACCAGAGTAATGTCTATTGGTACTAAAAGACACGTTATGGCATCTGCTGACGACTTTATGAGACAGCATGAGACAAGCGATAGTGCAAAAAAGACTAAGCGTTGGTTGAATGATGCAGTTAGTGTTAAGCAACGGGAATTGTTAGCAAAAAACGGTGTGAATGTAAGTCCGATTGATTTTTCATGGACTAAGTACAGAGCAAATTGTATGTTGAATTATGTCTGGAATAAGCGTTTCATTGACCATCTTGTTAATGACATAGTTTCAGAAGAAAGAAGCGCATGAACCGGGGTGAGGTAAAATTAACAGTATTGTTTGAGGATGAGGTTTCTCTTGAAGCAAGTTATTTTGTGTTGTTCAAAAGCGCAGATGATAGAGATGAGTTTCAAGAGGCCATCACAAATCTTCTTTATGGATTAATTGAAGACAAAGAAGAAAGTTTTGAGGGCGCGGTTGCGGAAGTAGACATACAAGGTTCAGATGCAACTTATGTTTGTACATATGGTCCGCTATCAAAGGAGGTTATAGAATGGATCAGGGAAGGGGAATACGAGACTCTTCATTAAAACAAGTAGGAGAATTGTTCGGGAATATTGGCTGGGAAAAGCGATTATGTGACTTAAACGAGGAGGAAGTGTTAGCTATAACACTAATCCTAAAACGAATATCAGAAGGGCTTGATGATGAATACTCTAGCACAGACCTTACAGAAATTTACTTCCGATACGGAGGCGGCAGAATTGGCCTCACAGAATCGGACATCCCTTTCTGATGCAGAAAATATAATTAAAGAGCTTGATCGGGCGATTGTAGAAAAAGAACGCAAGCAACCAAAGCGCAGGTATCTTGGTGCCTCTAGCCTTGGTGATCCATGCTCACGC